TAGCTCATCTACTTCAACGTCAAAGTCTTGAGAGCGTCTACGCTCCACTTTGGTATCCCAGTGGATATAAGCACATGCTTCACCTTTATAAACCCAGTCCTCCAGAATTGCATCAAGAGTATCACGTAGGTTAATCTGGTCAAAGTCATACACTAACGATGCTTTAAGTATCGCAGATATATTATGGGAGCGAGCATCCTGCCCTTCAATGTCAAATGTACCATCATAGTTCTGATAGGTAGACTTGTATAGATTAGCCTTATATGTTTGGGCTTGCTCGTACACATCGGGTATCATCTTTATCTTCTTGCCATCTGCTGTAGATGGGAACATCTCTCTTATTACTCTTTCGTAATCTAGTCTTAGCTCTCTAACATCTTCTGCCCAAGCTTTAAGCTTACAGTTAATATCTTCTGCTATATTATCACGGTCTATCTTTTTGATTTCTTTTTTATTATCTTTATCGTAGTAATAAAATCTCATTAAAGCCCTACCTTATATTCGTACTTATCATTCCCAAACACATCAGTATACGTACCAACATATTCATCTAGGCGTATCTCTTCTTTTATCGGATAGTATAAAACTACCATAGACCCTACCGCATCTGTTGGATGGGTTAGATACTTCGCATAAGAGTCTGATTTGATTTTACCAGTTGAAGGTTTCTTTGGCTTACTACCGCCTTCTTCTAGCTCCAAGTTTTCAATGTCGTACACTAGGTACTTGCATTGCACGTGTATAAATATATGGGGCTTTCCATCCTTATCCCTCATCATATTGTTAAAGCAATTAAACCTATAGTTTATTGCTGGGTTCTTTCTTAATACTTCGAGTTCAAAGTTTGTAAATCCTTCATCGGATAAAACTTTCTTTAGAACTTCGAAGTTACTACCAGTTGTAGTCCTTGCTTGACCAGACGCATCACCATTAATAATTATCTGGTGGGTCTTGTAGTCCTTCAACATCTCCGCAAGTATCCTAGCAACGTGGAGTGTGTCGGTGTAGTTCTCCACCAACTCATACAACACATAAACGTTACCGTTATAGTGTTGAGCTATATACCAGCACATCGGGTCAGTGTTGAAATCGCAAGTGATATGGAGAGGATACTTTCTATCTATCTTAATATCGTCTCTTATATTATCCGCACGATTAAAACCTTTAGTTGCAAGACCGGTAACATAATCACTATCTTGCCCCATAACGTTTACGTTAAAGTATTCTGCTGAGTATCTTTCTTTAAGAGACTCTACAAAACCTCTAGGTAAGTTCTTAGCGTTGTCTACAGTCGGAGCAATTATCCTTCTATAGTTAGCTGGTTTGTTTTCTACAAAGTATCTGTATATCCAACCCTTTGTTTGCTCTGGGTTAGTATGACCGAATAGTCGGTACTTGAACCCTTCGCCCCATTCTGGTCTCCTAGATTGTCTAAGCCTAGATAGCAACATATCGAATGTAGCTTGAGGTACATCACTCATCTCTTCTATTTCAACAAACCCTAAGTTGAGTGATTTAATTTTTGTTGGGTCTTCCAAGTGGCGGAACAATATCTCCGAACCGTTAGCGAAAACTAATTTGCTTTCAGCCTTTAGCTCGTTATAATCTGTCCCCGCTACAAGCCCCATCTTGTCTAGATGGTCCTTATAACTAACCAATGTGGTATCTCTTACAAGAGGTAGGGTCTGTGCTCCTACCAACCCTGTTATCTTGGGATACTTTAAGCAAAGTATAATTCCTAGAAGGCTACCAGAGAAGGTCTTTCCGCTCCCATAACCGCCTTGGTATAAGCTTACGTCTATATCATTATCATGGGTAGGGAGTTCTAAGAACTCAACCTGCGCTGGGTTAAGATTATATTCTACTTGTACCATTTGGTTCCTTATATCTTGTTGCCGTCAATATTAAACTTTAATACGGCTAACTCTGCTTTCATCTGGTCGGGGTTTACTCCGTTCCATCGAGCGATGTCTTCTAGTATATCCTTGGCTTCTTTAATCTTTCCTTTGTTACGGCAATCAGTATACATAGACCAAAACACTCTTATCAAGTCTTCCTTGTCAAACTGCATACCCTTTGCTATAATCTTTAGCTCTTGCTTTCTTTTCTCTATAGCTTCTTGTATAAGAGGAGTAGATAATAAGTTAAGAGCTATCCTATTTGCTTTAGCCTTATCGTACCCAGCTCTCTTAGCTGAGGATGTCGGGTCAAAGGTTTCCAAATAGAAGTCTATGAAGTTTGTTTGTTGTTCGTCTAAGCCTATCATATTTATCCTTTAAAGAAAAAGCCCTAGGGGTGTAGACAACCTAAGGTAGATTATATTGTATATTAGAAAGGGAGGTTTCTACAATTATAAATTTTCAAATAACTTACACTCAGTTATAATAATTGGTTCTTCCATTGAGACAATGTTGCGATTAAGACATTCAATAAGAGGACATCCATATTGGTTCCTGCAAATAAAACAACTATCGTCATCATCTAAATAAACGGTAGGTTCATCCAATTCGTTATAACTAATTTCCATTATCTATATTGCTCCTTGCCTATCCAGAAATAAGGATTGTCTTTTCCATCCCTTATAACTGGAACACAGTTTCCACCGAATGAATTGTCTTTGAAGTTTAGGTTGACAAACCCTTGTTGCCAGTCCATCATTCTTCTTCTACCTTTAAGATAATACCAAGGTTTGCGTATACACATACATCCACTCTCGAACCCTACGTAAGTATCCTTCGCAGTTGTCTTGTATACTTGGCTTAGTTTGTGGGTATGGGAGATAACAACGTTAGTCCCACTCATTTCAAGCTCAGCCTGTGCTGATGCTCCGCCTTTACCTCTAGCAATAGTACCGTGGGTGATTAACATCAGTCCGTCGTCGTTGACGTCGTACACCTCATCGACAAAGTCTATCCCAAAATCGTTCAGCTTAAACCAATTTGGAATTGTATAATTCATATCTTCTGCAAGTATTGGAGATAGACTCGTCCACTTATCAATCCATCCTTCGTGACATTGGCTCCCAACATAAAGTATCTTGGAATTCGGTAGAGTAGTTCTTAATAGCTCGGCTATAGGAAACCACATCTCCCGTTCTTCTCTAGCACTTCGTATTGTAGTAGCTATCTCCCTTATCTTAGGGTGGGTTGAGAATGAGGTACAATCGTTTATGTTACCGTTGAGTATCAACTCATCTGGTTGATATTCTTTTAGGAAGTTGATGAAAGTATCGATTACTTTTACATCATGAAATGGTATATGCCAATCGGAAGTAACGACTATAGATTTGTTTGTGTTGCCCTCGTTAATGGCTCTACTAGTTAGTAGAACTTCCTTTTGGTTTAGTATTGGTAACATTGCTTCCACAACGTTAAGCCCAATACCTTCGGGGAGTGGTATGGTTCCATCCCTTAGTTGACTTCTAGTTGGTTTACCATTAAGGTAGTACCAATTAGTAATTCTATTAGTAATCTCATTTAGCATAACTTTAGTTTCCCTTTCCTAATTCTTTCTTCATATTACTATTATACCATACTTTTTTTAAAAACCCCCTATTTGTCAATAGGTAAATGTAACTATCGTTACAATCTGTTACATTACTCTACTTCAAAAATAATTTTTAAAAACAATACCCAGTTGTTAAAGTTCTTTTTTGTTATCTTAATCATTTTGTTTAATCTCCCCATATAGAACCATAAGACATGAGGTGGATAAATCTAATGGCTCGCATACAATAGTAAAGACTACGCTTTGTTTTGTATTAAAAATTTTATTAAGATTGTCTATTAACAAATTGATGTTGTTTATTCCAACCTTACAGGTATACATTTCGCTCAATGTCGCTTCTCCTCCATCCCAGATATTAAAAAATCTATCTCCAAACCTGCCTTCTCTAATATACTTACTACCACTGTGTTGCTTTATGGTAGCTTCTGATAAACTCTTAATGGCTTTACTATCTAGTTGTCTTTTTGTTTTATTATTTACCTTAATCCACATATTTATTTTTTCCTTTCTTTAGTAGTGTTTATCAAACTGGTAATCTATACTTCTATTATATCATACTATCTCTTAAATGTCAACCCTTATAGTTGTTAATAATTGTTAAGATATTTCTTGTTTTAGAAGTACATTAGTATCTTCTTTTATTCTTCTTTATACAGTATATAATAGTAGCAGTATACTGCCTTCGTCAGCTTGCTGACTCATCGTAAGTCCTAGTTGGGGTTATATTTGTGTAGGTATTAACACTAAACACATACAGCGGTCTATATAGTACCCCTTTCGGGGTATACTGGGGTTAAGCTCTAACACAATGCTACAAAGACTTACATCCAATTCTAACAAGTAATAAAGATAGATTGGGTATAGTGTTTATAAATGAGGATGTTTGAAT